GTATTATTGTTATAGCAGAAGTAATAGGCACCCCGGCCTGCCGCAGGCTATTTACAGCGGCGGCGAACCTGGCAGATGTCTCAGCTCGCTCAGAGTCAGTGGCTACAACAGGTGTATCAAATGAGAAGTGCACATCCTTTATGAACCTGGCCTCCTCACTGTCCTCACCGAACGCGTTTATAATAGCATACGGCACAATAAAATCCAGGCTAGGAAGTATGGACTGTTGTGCCAGTTTTACTGTCTGTGACTCTTTCAGGAGCACTTCCTCTGTATTGTTACTGAACCCTTTAGGCTGTGTATGGAACAATACAGACTCTGGTATACCTGACTGCGCTGCTATGTCCTGGCGCATTGTAAGCATAAGCTCTGGATAACCTGTATATGACCTGTTTACAGTATACACTTTTCCAAACGCATTAAGGACCTTAGGATTTGCCATACTCCAATCCTTCATCTGCTCAGTGTTTTCCCTCATGAGTTTCTTTACAGCGTCTACGCCAAGCTGTGAGAACAAAGAGTCAAGTGGCATCTCATACAATAAAAGTGACATCTGTTGTGCCATAAGTGGTATAGACGCAATAGACATCTCATAACCAAAGATAGAACGCATATAGCCCTCAAGGTCAGATACACCCCAGCCAAGCTGACGTATCGCGCCCCAATAAGGCAGTCGCTTAGGCTTTACAATGACACTGCGTCCTGTACTTACCTCTGTACCAGACAAAGGAATATAGTATGACTTGGCCGACATGTAGTCCTCGGCTGTCACGTTATATTCAGGTACAAGGACAGTATTCCATCTGTCTACTTCTACCCATCGTGATATACAATCCTTGTGCAGCAGGCCGTGTCTCAGAAGCTCCTGTGGTGTATAAGAGAACGACTCGCCTGAGTCATTCTTAAAAACAGGATATAGCACAGCGCCGCCGTACAAGAAGCCGTCACGCATAGTGTCTACAAGCTTATCTATAAACCCTGTCTGGTCAAGCTTCTCTTTTATAAGGTCAAGCTTCTCCTCAGTCCATATCCTCTTATTCTGGCTCTCAAACTTATAGCCGTTTAACAATACACCCTTTGACTTCTTGTTAATTATAATCTCGGCCAGGCCGCCAGATGAGTATATACTTGTCGCGTCGAAAGGGCCTATGGCCACAGGAATAGTGGCCGCTGAGAATGTGCTAGGGTCCTCGTGAGTACCGACTTTAGACATAGGGTTATAGAAACTGTCCTTTGTCATCCTAAGGCTCTTACGCACCTCATCAACAGATACTGTCTCCTCGCCTGCCGCGGCCCTTGACGCGAGGATATGGTCCCAGGTAACAGCCTTAATCTCATCAATATCGCCTATTGTATGAGACCTACAGCCTGTACCGTCAGCCGTAAACGAACCCTGCCTCTTGCCCCGGGACAATATCCCATACACTTCTTTGAACAATTTGCTGTCTGTACTGCTTCTAGCTTCCTCAAAGTTTAACATTTTTCCTCCAAAATCAGCTGAAAAGCCTGTCAAGGGCCTCACGCAGGGACTTAATATTGCTCTTGTTCCATACCCCGTACTCTAACGCGTCACATATATGGTCAGGGTCCTTAGGCCCTTTCCCCTTCTCTGGCTTGCCGTTCATGTCGAACTGGCGTGTCTTGAGTGCCATTATCAGCTCCTTGCAGTCCTTGGACACAAGCATCTTGCCTGTCTTGAACAGCTTATTGACAACAAGTATACGCTCGTTTATGCTCGGGTTTACAGGAGGCTGGTGAAGGATTATGCCCGCATCTGCTATCTCCCGCTGGTACCCGGCCATAATCTCCTTAGAAGAGGCGTCAGGCCACCAGTCTATCTGGCTAGTAGGGAACGTGTCACGCAGCTCACGTGGTGCATCGCCCACAATATTAAATGAGAAGTCCCGGCAGACATAGTAGATACCGTCCCTCTCGAATATGGCGCAGGCCTTTGAGAACCCGCTGTTGAGGTCCTGGCCCACTGTCACAGGCTCATTATTATACAATATTTTTGAGGGGTCGTAAACACATGTCCTCTCATCAAAGTCCTTGTACACACGCCCTGTGGTAAGGTTCACGAACTTACCCTCAAGGAAAGCCTCCTGCTCCTCTTTGCTGTAAAGGTCATAGAGCCTTTTTACGTAGTCAGGGTCAAGGGTCGTGTTGTTCTTTGTCAGTCCGCGCACAAGGACATACTTATTGCGCTTCTCCTTCAGCATCTGTACAATCTGGTAACAGCCGCGGAGCCCTTGCGCCGTGGTAAGTCCTATGAATATACTCTTCCTTCCGTCTGGACAAAGGACCCTGGAACGCTCCTGCACTGCCTTGAACGCGTCCACAGCTGTCTGCTGCGGCAGCTCGTCAAGCTCGTCAAATATGAACGCGGTGAAGTTATACGCAAATATGTCATCAGGGTTTGAGCAGTTTATGTATACAAAATGCACTGTACCTATAGTTATTACGTGCTCCTGCTTGTTATGGTGATACTTTATGTGGGCATTATTCAGCACCTTAAACAGGTCTGACAATAAAGTGAGCCGCAGCAATGTCTGGCTTGTGCCGCCTATACCGACAGTTACCTCATGGCCCTTGAACATACTGTATAATTTTAGTATCGCAAGCACGCCTGTAAACGACTTTCCTGCGCCATAGCCACCCAGCAGGAAGAAATAGCTCCTGTCCTTATAGTCATCTATGGCCTGTAATAAGGCGTTCTGGTGTATAAACGGAGACAATTCAAGCTCATTCTTAAGCTTGAAGCGCCCAGATTGTGCGTTACTCTTCAATTTCTTCTTCCCCGTCAAATACTTCCACGGCGTTATCAGGGTTCTTAAAGTCCACCGGCTGTGTGTTTATTACAATAGAGCCGACATTTGCCGCAGCGTCATCGTCACCGCCGCCCCATCTTGAAGGGTTAATCTTAGACAAAAGCCAGGTTACACCGTGGTCCTTGCCCTTTGAGGCCTGAATCTCTATTGTATCTTTCAATGTTCGCAGCATCTCAAGCTCAAGCTGTCTTGCTACCTGTGAGCATTCCTTCTGGAACATTGTGTCTTTGTCAAGTGACTCTATCTGCTCGTCGCTTGCTCCTGACAATAACAGCGCGTCTGAATAAGACATTCCGCTGGACAAAGCGTTCTGTATTGTATCTTTTATATCTGCGAGCTCCCTGTCAAACATAGCGGCCCCCCTTATATTCTTATCTTGCTACAAAATATACCGCAAAAGCCGGGGCAAGTAAACCGGGCCCCTGGACTACAATAAAGCCCGGAAACAGATGAGGCCGTTTTATTCCTGGCAAGGGGCTTACAATAAGCCGCTGCAGCGGCAAGGGACAATGGCCCCTGGATTATCAGGCCGTTTTATTCCTGGCAAGGGGGCCTGGATTTAGACTTTATGGTTTCGCGCCTAATGACCTATTTAGTTAGGGGTACAGGTGTATAGTGAAAACAGTAAAAATGGGTTATAAAATAAAATTATTTTAAAAAAGTTGTTGACAAAATAGTTAGTTAGTTTATAATAAGAATTGTTGAGGGTTAAGGAGCAGATTATGAATAAGGAATTGATTAAAAAAGGTATTGGTAATTTGGAAAAAATTATTAAAGAGTGTGAAGTAAAAATTGAGAATGGAGGGAATGAGAAAAGTTTAAAGAGCCTTATTTGTGGTTATAAAAAAGATTTAGATTTATTATTATTAATTAATGGAGAATTAGATGAAGTTAGCAGCAATAAGCTGATAAGCAGGTTAGGCAGATTAGGATTAGCTGAGTGGGTAGAGATAAGTAGAGAGGATTATTTAAAGGAAGAGGGATATTTTAAAGAAAATTATAAAGTCACGAATGGAAAGTTTTATAGGAAGTAGCGCACGGTTAGCCGGGATTAAACCCCCGGCTAATTTTAATCTTTAATTAATTGGTTTAAATAATTAAACCTTTAAACCAATTAATTAAAAATTAATTAGAGATTAATTAATTAAAACTGGCTGGCCACAGTATATTGACCAGAGGAGTATAAAATGATTAATAAATTAATTGAATTAAAATTAATCAAGCAGCAGTTAATTATATTAACTGCATCTGATTTAAAATTAAAATCAGTTGATGAAAAATTATATGAGGATTTTTCATCTGCTACCTGGAATCAACTGCTTGATTTAACTGATAGAGCACTGAGATTAATTGATATAAAAATAACTGCTGATACATCAGATGATTTATTAGAACAGATAATTGAAATATTAGCAGATTATGCACTGGCTAAGTTTATATTTACCGGTGTAAATATTGATTATATAGAGGTAATTAAACAGTTAAAAAATAACCTGGCTTGTATATTAATGAACAACCGGGATAACTGTTAAGAATAAATTAAGTGGGATTAATCCCACTTAAGAATAAATTAAGTGGGATTAATCCCACTTAATAATAATTATTAGTTAATTATAATTAACTAATAATAATTGACTGTCTGATGACTAAAACTGGCTGGCCACAGTATATTGACCAGAGGAGAATTAAATGAAAATAAAATATATCAAGAACTTTCTTAACTGTAAAGAAAACATCATCCAGATTGAAATTAGCCGGTACTTGCTTAACCGGACAAGTGGCAAAATACCTGATGAAATATTCAACCGATTATGGCTTGAGTCAGATGTTATGCTCAACAAAGAAATTAATAAACTGACGAATATGCTGTCTGACGATGTAAGTGACTATGAAACTCTCGACCAGTTAATAAAACTGGTCGCTGATGAAGTGACAATCAAAGACATAGCCTGTCCAGATGATATGATTCCAGTTGATGAGATAGTGGCTTATATAAAACAGGACATTGTGAAAAAGTCGGCTAACTAACAACCGGGGGGGAATAGACAATGGACAAAGTATCACGCAATTTAGAAAAACTCGAGCAGTTGAATAGGTCCGCTGAAAGGCTGTTGAAAGACTTAAAAATAAGAAGCCGTATGATTGAGTATGATATAAAAATGCTCAATAGAAACAATAAGCGAATTAAAATGCTGCTTAATGGCTGGAAGGCTGTCAAAAGGCCTGAGATTAAAGAATAAACAAATACCGGCCGGACACGGTATATTGTCCGGAAGGAATATACAATGGTCAAAGAATATGACCTGCCGCCTGATGAGCAGGAAAGCATACTGACCGTGATAAGGGGCTCCGGACAATATATAACATACAATGAGTTCTATGACAGGCGCTTCGCCTGTTACACGGGTCTTACGTATGACTATATATACGGCCAGCTAAGGTTCTTCAGTATGACGGAGCAAGGGGTCAGTGCTATAGACTCAAGCGGCAGAAGAGTACTGCTCCGACGTTCACGGTTCAAGAAACTAAGGACTGACGCGTTCCGTTTCGAGCGGACAACAGGCTGGGATGACTATCTCAACTATACAATGGAGGAAAACAGATGAACACAGGAATATCAAACAAGAGGGTCTGGCCAATAGGACAGGAGATGTCCGACAAGGCCCTAGGCATGCTTCTGTCACGCAGGACTGGCATGGCCGGCAGGTATATGGTCACGGGGCCCGGGCTTCTCGCTGAGTACACACTTGCCTACAAAGGCACTGACATAGCGTCATTCAGCCCGGTCACAGGACGGGTTACTGTATGGGCGTGCTACACTGATTTATTGTCTGTGTACAATAAACTGCTGAAACGCTTCGATATACGTGCAGGGTCAAGGGGCAATGAACTATATGTAAAGCAGACTAAGGGCTTCCCGCATATTATGGAGGTCCAGGGGACTACAATAAGCATAGACCTGCGCAAGACCTGCGGCAGCACGAGGCGGTTCCTCTGGTTTATGGCCTATTACAAGGAGAATATATAACGCGGCAATCAGCCGTACACAAGTTATTGTGTAGTACCTATTACAAGGAGGATATATAGTGGATTCAGTCACATTCAAGCTGCTCGTACAGCAATATGACACATATTTTATGCTGTTTATACTTATATGGCTGGCTGTTTATATACTTGCCGCGATTGTAGCGTCAAGGGTCAAGGGAAAATGGCTGCTATATGTATTGTCCATAGGCACGGGTGTATTGATTACTGCGCCTTTGCTATACAGACTTGCCATAAGAATATTCATACTTGCCCAGTATGGATGGTAAATACAGATGTTTTAGTGGCATTTTTCACTGTACAATAAATAAGACCGCAGGATATTATACTAGTCAATTGATTAGAAATTCGTGCTATAATGTTTATAATATAGTGAAAATAGTTTTACAAGAAAAAGGCAAGGGGGAAGGGACAATAGTTTTGGGAATTACAAGGGAACTGTACAAGGTATAGTGCCAATTCTGAAGGGCCTAAAATTTAGTGAAAAAATAGGCCGTCAAATGTATACCTATTTTTTCACAAACCCTTGTATTACAAGGGTTTAGGGGCCCTGGAAAAGGGCCGTCAGAAAGGGCCGTCAGAAACAGGTATACATCTGTATACCCTTTTTTGGAGGGGGATTTTTCCACCGGAAAACTGCGTATTATACACTGTATTCTCTTCTTACAAATCTTCCCGGGGGGCCGTCAGAATATGGCCCCTTTTGACGGCCCTTTCCGGGGGCGGAAATTTCCATGGGGAACCCGCTCATTATACAAAATGGATTCTCCTTGTAAAATTAAAATTATTGTCCCTGGTCCCTGGTCCCTGGTCCCTGGTCCCTGCCCTGTCTCCTTGTAATGCGGGGGCTTATGGCGTAGGGGGCCGTCTGTCTCCTTGTAATGCGGGGGCTTATTATCCCTTGTCTTTCAGGGTCCCTTTTTGTGTTATGCCTGTCTGCTTCCAGGCCGTATTCTGTATACATTTTACAGGGGTCCTTAAATACGCATCCTAAGGACCTTGAAAAATGCCGGGAGTAAGATATGTCTGTCTATTTCCAGGAGGTCTTTAAGAATGCTCCCATTCTCTTCTGGAGGGGTTTTCAGGGCCCTTCCCGGGCCCTTATTTTGTATGTTTTTATGGAGGGGGTATTTAAAATGTCCCTATAATATGTCATATATGGCATGCCAGGAGGTTTTAATATGGACTGCAGGAAAGATATATACAGCCGTCTTGATACATTAAGAAGTAGTTTTGATACATCAGGAAGCGGCCCGGACACAAAGTCCCGGGAGTACACCGCTTATTGTGAGATATTGTCAGAGCTACCTGTCCATTGCCGCAAGTACTACTTGTCCAGGGGCAGGAGGCAGGAGGCGCAGCGCCGTGCCTACGCGCAGCATTTGTCACGGGCCCCTAGGCCATACACAAGGGGTGGTTCTACTGGTGGTTCTACTGGTGGTTCTATTGTAACGGGGATATGTGTCTCCCGTTCTGACTTCCCGCCAGGTCCTGAAGGTGCAAGGGAGTACAGGAAGGCGTACTCAAAGGAAAGGTACAGGCTGTACAGGGGCAAGGGTCAAGGGTCCCCTGGCTATACCGTGTCTGAGAAGGTCCTCGCCGCGAGGAAGACGCGCCGCACAAGGTGGGACACTGATGCTGGCAGGCGCATAAAGGAGCGGGCCGCCGTACAGAGGGAGGAGAGGGCCCGTCAAGTGGCGGTCCATAGGGAGGTGGGCGCCTATGTCAGGTCCTTCCTGGGAGGCCCTTCTATTGTATTGTGGACAGTCCAGGGCGGCGGGGCCCCCCTGCGTGATGTCCAGAGGAACGAGGCGGAGGAAGGGGTAATAGCCGAGGGTTCCTGGACCCTTGACAGTTTCTACTCAGGCCTGCAGGACGGTACAGTAAAGGCGCTATTGGAGGAGCCATGTATGTCAGGGAGCGGCGCGCTGGATTTATTGCCGCGCATCCATGAGGCCGTATCAGACTCTGTTGTACTTGTGGACATGTATAATAATGGCGAGGAGCTGCCGGACGATGTAAGGGGCGAGATAAACCTGCTCCGTACAGAGAGGTCCGAGGTCCTTAAAATCCTGTCCGGTATACGCCGCCGTGCCAAGGCCCGGGCCCTGGATATATTGTACAGGAGGAAAGGACAGGGTGAGGACTTATGCCTTGACAGCGCGCTCCGCCCTCTTTGTATATTGCACCTTCTAACTAGCGCTGTTAACGCGGCGAACTGGATGGAGCGCCGCGGGCTTTATCTGTACTTCAAGTGCCACAAGCACCAGATGTACAGGCGGCGTGTCAAGGTTGAGCGCCGGCTTGAGGACGAGGCCCGGAGGGAGCAGTTCAGGCGCCTTGACTCTGCGCTAGGGACAGACAGCAAGGCGTCAGCTTTGTACTGGCACGGCAGGCTTAAGGACGGGCCGGGGGAAGGGGGAGGGCCTTCTATATAATATAGGGGAAGGAAGTGTATATAAAAGTATACACTTCCGCGTTTTTCTTGCATTTACTTTTACTTTATAGTGAAATATAATAATGTATATAGGGCCCTGGCAAAAGCAGGGTGTATACCGTGACGGCCGCCGGTAAAGTTAAAACCGGCAGGAGGAATAAAAATGAGGGTAACTAAAGAATACAGATGGAATGAGGTTGTATGGGGAGAACTGAACGTAGGCGATACCGTACAGCTTCCAGAGTTCACAGTGCCTGAAACGGCGGTAAAAGGGGACAAAGAGCTGTATTTTGAAGGGCGTAAAATCAAAGACACGGCGGCTGTCTATAACATCAAGGACGGCAAAATCTATCTCATCTTTAACCATGCGTTGTTCACATCTGCTATGGATTTAAACAATGCGACAAAGTGGAAAAAGACGCAGTTACGTGCATATCTGGAGGGTACCTTTAAAAATGCTATGAGGGATGTAGGTGTGCCTGTGTCAAATGTAACCCTGCTTTCAAAAGATAGGCTCCTTGGGGAGGAGGCGCTTCCATTTTTCAAAGACGGAAGGAACCGGACCGCTTTCAGTGATAATGAATCATACAGTGTTTGGTATTGGCTGAAAAGTACAACGTATGCGGCATATTTCTGCTATGTGAACAGCGATGGCGGTGTCTATTACTACTACGCGAGCAGTGAGGACGGTTTCGTTCGTCCTTGCTTCATTGTTAAAAAGGAGGATTAGAAAATGGAATACGTTGAATCAAATGTATATTGTGCAGTGGACACAAAGAACGTTAAAGAGGGTGCAAGAGGGTATTTTGCAGACAGCCCGTACAGGCTTAAGGAAAGGGTATCTAAGGATGAATGGAAATACTTTGGAACATTAACTTGTATAAGGTCAGAGGATAAGCCTGACCGCTTTGTCAAAGATGGTACTTCAAATTGGATGCTTTTCTATCCTGTTGATGACAGCAAAACTACACCATTGACAATGAGCACGGTGGCTAATCTGTGCAGTGATAACTTTATTACAGATACTTACTCACTTTTGGCATCCTGCACGGATAAAGTTGTTGAAGCCACAAAGCTGTATGCAATATGGGAATGGGACCTTGAACACCTTCGGGAACACAAGGCAGAGTTTACAAAGGCAGTGGCAGACCTGGTGTGCTTATGCGGAGCAATAGCCTACCATGAGGATATAAACCTTGACAAGGCGCTCACAGACAGATTGCTTAATGATAAGCAGGAGGCTAAAGTTGAGAAGAATTAAGAGCTGTATAACCGGGACTACCGGCGAGTATGAGTGGGAGGCAGAGTGGCAAGGACACGAGCTCTATGAGCCAGGTGACAGAGACACCCCTGACTTGTTCGTGGCTATTGTAGACAGGGTGGATGTATCTGCCTGCTGTATAAAGAGCAAGGGTGACGAGGACGGGCAGTATATAGACTTTACACCTGAGGAGGTACAGAAGGCCGCGGAGGACGAGGCCGGGAACTCCGCCGACGAGGGCATATACCGCTATATATAGTGTATATTTTTGTATACACTTTTGCGGAAAAAGTACGTGTATTACTCTTATAATGCCGTGTACTTTTATTGTGTAGTATGTTATTATAATAACATAAAGGATGTTCTACATTCTTATATATCTATTTTTATTATGGTATATGCGGGTTATCATAAAACCCAGTATATAGCAAGGAGACAATTATGTTCGGACAGAACCAGAATGAAGTGAAGAAACCTGTTCAGGGTACAGTTGACGGCGGTGCAAAACCGGTTGAAGCAAAGGCAGAAGCAAAGCATATGACAGACACTGAAAAGAAAGAGGCGCGTAAGACTTCAGCAAAGAAGATGCTTGAGCACAAGAAAAATGCTATCAAGACACTTGTTGAATTCGCGAAACGTATGAACGCCGATGGCAACGACGCGGCAGTAAAAGAAGCTGCTGAGTATCTTTCAGGTGAAAAGAAGTCATCAGCTGTTGCTAAAATTTCTGTGCTTGACCAGATTTTCAAGGACAACAAACCTGTAAAGGCTGTGGACATCTTCATGAACTTTGAAAAGGGCCGCTCAGAAATGATTACACTCTGTAAGCGTGCCGCGACCAAAGGTATCATCATTGAATATGATGAAGCGACAAAGACATATACAAAGAAATAGTTGTATGTGTTACTAGGGCCCGGGGCTATCATCTCTTGCCCTGGGCTTTTTAATTCTTATAAATTACTATATAGTGAGATTACAATATGGAGAATAACAAACTTAAGGCCGTCCTTGTACAGCAGTCAGTAAGCTTAAGTATGCATAACAAAAGTGAGGCCGAGCTCCTGGACCTTTGTGGAAGGGCCGCGGGGGAATGTTACAAGGCTGGGGAATCTGCAGAGGCCAACAAAAACCGTGTGCTTAACTGCATAAAGAAAGGTCATACTTCCATACTGGAGCATGCAACAATATCTTTTACAGTCAAGACAGACCGCGGCACAAGCCATGCCCTTGTACGGCATAGACACTGTGCGTTTACACAGGAATCAACAATATATGTAAACTATGGCAGGTTTGAGACACTGGAGTTTATAGCGCTTCCTGCTGCGGATGTATACAAAAACAATTATGCTCTTCCTGACAATTATAATGCTGACCTTGAGGAGTATTGCCAGGCTGTTACCGATGAATACTGCAGGCTCCTTAACAAGGGTATAGCCCCGGGCATAGCAAGAGATGTCCTGCCAAACTGTCTGGCTACGACTATACATATCACAACAAACTTACGTGAGCTGCAGAGTATATTGAAAATACGTAGTGCTCCGGCTGACTCTGTAAGAATGCACAATATCATAGGACTGCTCGAAGTAGAACTACGTAAAGAATATCCAGTCTTTATGAAGGCTATACTGGGGGTGTAATAATATGGCGACTACAGTGCTTGTTCCTTGCTCAGACTTACGACTGCCGCGTCTTATATATAAGGCGAAGAAAATAATAGCTGAGGGGGAATGTGACTGTGACTGTAAGGAATGTCCCGGTGTATTTATATGCCGTGACCCTGATATGCCGCCGTACACAATGCTCCGTGAGTTTATATCCAGGAATGAGAAGACAGTACTCGCTGACTATAAACTCAATAACCAGGTGAATCAGGATAATCTGAATGTAATAGATTTACTGGATGATTTACATTAGGAGGAACACTATGGATGAGTATATTGCAATCCATGAATTCGCGTACCGGGTAAAGCGGACAGTCCCCGGTATAAGGAACCTTATAGAGCATGGCAACAGTGTAGGTATTCTGCCACACAAATATTCTGACAGGACTATAATGATACCTGTTGAGCAGCTCTATATATTTCCCTTTGTAGAAAGGGGGAACCATAAGAACCCGAACATACTTCATTACACAGAAGGTGAAGGGCTTACTGTATGCCCAGAATGTACAGAAGGTAAAAGGTGCAAGAGGCTCGGCCCTGATGGGCATTGGAACGGACTAGGAGGAAAGTAATGACAGGGACATCATTTGGCGCGGCGATTGCCGCATTGAAACTTGGACAGCGTGTAAAGCGCCGAAGCTGGAAAGCTTACCTTTCATTGTCAGGCGGGGTGAATCCTAGGATTATGATACGCCCGTTGGAAGGTGGAAGGTGGTAGGTGGTAGGAAAGTACAATGGCATAATCAGGATATAGACCTTCTGTCTGAAGACTGGGAAACATTAGATAATGGAGACTTACAGAAATGAAAATGACAGCATCACTATTACAGGCCTGTGACTATTACTTCCAGACAGGAAGTCAGCGGGCAATGCGGCAGTTACACGAGACACTTACAACAGGTTTTGTAGGCAACGCCGCTACAAGAAGAGGCGAGGCATACGAGAATTATGTCAATAAGATACTTGCCGAGGACGGCATATTCAACCTTGACATTGAGCAGGAAGCCTTTGAGGAGCTGCGCGGGACATTCCAGCAGGAATGGATTAAGCCTCTTGTTATACAGACAAAGTTTGGTATGTTTGTATTCAAGGGACGCACCGACTACAGACGTCCGGATAACCTTATGGTCTATGACCTTAAGACAACAAAACGTTTTGATGAGTCATCTTACCATAACAAATGGCAGCATACGATATATGCACATGCCATGGGCGCGCCTGCATTCAAATATATTGTGGCTGTGTTCCAGGACTCCGACAGCCTTGAGCCTGTGTCAATAAATAAGGTGGCACCTATTGTACAGCCTCTTACAGCTTTGAAGGATAAAGTAGAGGAATGTGTAGACTTCTTGTCTAAGAACTTTCTTGAAGACTTTGAGCACTGGGCAGGAGGCAAGGTGCTGGGGCTGTCCGGGTTCTAAGGCATACAGGGGGCAGCAATGGATTTTGTATTCAAGACCAGGCCTTTCAAGCATCAGCTTGAGGCTTATGATTTTACCAGGGGCAAGGATTATTTCGCCCTGTTTATGCAGCAGGGTACAGGTAAGACAAAGACGGCTATTGATATATGCGGGATGCGTTATAATGATGGCGGGATAAACGCTGTCCTTGTAATAGCGCCGAACCATGTACACAGCCAGTGGGGGAATGAACAGATTCCTATACACTGTTCTGTACCGCACAAGGTTTTTGTATTCCACTCTGGTATGGGTAAGCAGAAGACGGCTGAGTTCAAGTCATTTATATCAGCCCCTGGCAATGAGCTGAAGTGGTTATGTGTGAATGTCGAGAGTTTTAGTTACAGTACATATTTGCATTACTTCCAGGATTATTGCAGGCTTAACAATGTATTCATAATACTTGATGAGGCTACAAGCATAAAGAACCCGCAGTCAAAAAGATTTATAAATATTGTGCGTGGTCTGTCTGACTGTAAGATGCACGGAAGAAGACTTGTAAGTTCTATACCCTTATCCAAGGGCAGGGCTATCCTCACAGGTACACCTATAACAAACAGCCCGCTTGACGCATGGGCTATGTTTGAGTTCCTGAAGCAAGACTACTTCGGCAGGCCTTACTATTCATTCAAGGCGCACTATACAATAGAACAGAAGATGCAGATTTGGCAGGGCAATGTATGCAGGACAATAACAACAACGGCCAAGGATATACAGGACGTAGCAAAGAAGTGCGGTACGCCGGAAGGCATAGTAGAGATACAGACACAGCTAGGTATATCTCCTGCTGATATTATGTATATCCAGGCACATCCGGATTTGCAGATGCCGTATAAATATCTTGATGAGCTGAAGGAGAAGATGCAGGAATGCGCGTTCTTTAAGAAGTCATCAGAGTGCTTTGACCTGCCACCAAAGATTTATGAACACGTATCTGTAGAGCTTAATGATGAGCAGAAGCGTATGTACCAGCAGCTTGAGGAAGAGTATATATCTGAGTATGACGGGAAAGTTATTCCTGTTCTTAATAAGATAACCTTATATACAAGGCTCTCACAGCTTGCCGGTGGGTTCCTTCCTTTTATAGATGATGATACAAACGCAGTGGAGGTAGTACCTATAGGACAGAGCAATCCTAAGGTTGACGCCCTGGTAGGAAGGATTGAGAACGGCGACCTTCCTTGTATAGTAGTGACAAGGTTCACAGCGGAGGCTGAGTATCTGTACACAAGGCTATGTGATACATTCAAGGACCGTAAGGTAGGTCTTTTTATTGGCCCTAAGAAAGTGCCTAAGGACCCTGTTGAGGAGTTCAAGAAAGGGCATATAGATATTCTTATAGCCAATGAACGTATGATAAGCAAGGGACACAACCTGCAGCTTTCACATACTTTGTACTTCTTCAGCTGCAGCTATAGCCTTGAGGACAGGGACCAGACTGAAGACCGTATCGCGAGGTATGGACAGACTGAGAAATGTCTTATTGTTGACTTCATAGCCACAGGAACAATTGATATGAAGGTGTACGCTGCGCTCAGGCAGAAGCGTAATCTTCTTGACTTCTTCAGGAACACTACTATCAAAGAGGACCTGACAGAATCAGACCAGTCTATGCACGACCTGTTCAATGTGTAGGGAGCAGCAGATGTTTAAAAGGATATGTGTATAAAAAAGTATACACTTCCGTATTTTCTTTGTATTTACAAGGTCCTTATAAAATGCTATTATAATACCATAAAGATTTATGGAGGCATATATGGAAGATGGTTCTATTTATGAGGAACTTGCGACGCCTACTACCGCGATAGAAGAGGCCGCTGCATTAAGCCAGCAGCTTCTTGACGCGGAGCAAAAGTTAGAGAAGGCTGAGCAGGCATTTAAGGATGCGCAGGCTGCATACAATAAGCTCGCGATGGATATTATACCAGAGTTCTATAAGACCAACGGACTGTCAAAGTTATCTCTGGCAGACGGAACAGTCTTATCAGTAGAGCAGAAAATAACTTGCAGCCCTACAAAAGCAAAGAAGCCTGAGCTTATAAAATGGCTCAAGGCACACGGCGGTTCAGATATTGTAAAAGAAGAGCTGTCAGTAAATGATGTGTTCGCGGAAAGGCTGGCTGCGGCCGGAGTTCCTTTCATTGCGAAGGGTGATGTGAATACAGCCAGTCTTAAATCGTGGCTCAGTGAGCAGCTTGGTTTGAAAGCTGGTTGTGTGTCTAAGATGAACTATGCAGACATCCCGGACTATGTAAATTTTTATCGTTACAATACAACTGTTGTAACAAAACCAAAATCATAAGGTGGTATTAATATGGAAAATGAGATGGACATTTATGACGACATCGCGGGACAGGGTTTTGAGAATATGGGCGCTGATAAGTTCTCAGTACCTATGCTTAAAATTGCGCAGCCTACTTCATCAGTTCTGACAGAAGACGGCTCAGAGGTAAAGGCCGGGGACTTCTACAACAGCATTACAGGAAAAAACTATGGGCCTAAGGTTGAGCTTGTCCCGGTGTACTTCAACACAACGTGGCTTGAATGGAAGCCGAATATGGGTGGCCTTGTTGCACGACATAAACCTTATTCTGTCCGCGTGACAGGTGACAAGTTTACAGGGCTTAAATCATTGGCAGGCAACGACATACAGGAAGCCTGGTGTTACCTTGTATTTATCCGCGGACACGAGGATGAGGGAATTATGCTCTTGTCTTGTACATCTACAAACATCCGTCATTGTAAGACGTGGAACAGTTTCTTGTCGGAGAACCGTCTGAAGTCTGGAAAGCCCGCGCCGCTCTTCTCTTGCTACTGGACACTTGAGTCTAAGAAGAATAAGAATGACAAAGGCACATTCTTTGTGTTGGGTGACGGCAAGAACACTGCCATTACAAAGTCAGACTGGGTTCCGGCGGAGATATACACAAACTTTGTAAAGCCTGTCCTTGAGACAGCGCCGCAGATGTTTGACCAGTTGAATATGTCTGAAGATAACAATCAGCCATTGGCAATTGAAGATAAATCAGCAGGCGAAAAATTCTAAAATAACGGGCAGGATATAATTCCTGCCCTTTTTATGAGGGACTAAATGGGTTGCTCTATACTTACTATAAACCATTTCAGGGAACTTTTCGCCGGCAATATGTCCTATAAAGGCATAACTAAAATAACAGGCACCGCCAGTGAATGTGAGAAGCTTGAGGCTAAAAGCTTCTTATGCAAGGAACCTATAACAAACCAAGACATAGCAGACCATATAGACGGCATACAGGGAATAGGCTTGTCACCTATAAACGAGGAAGGTCTATGTTCATTTGGTGTAATAGACATTGACGACTATTCTCCTGCCGTACAGCACAAGCTGAGGACTATATATAGGTATGACATCCCGCTTATACCGTTCTATTCAAAGTCTGGTGGACTGCATCTGTATGTGTTCTTTGTAAAGCCGGAGAAGCCGGATGCAGTAAAAGACCTGTTAGATGAGCTGAAACTTATAATCGGGCTTCCTGCTAATACTGAGGTTTTTCCTAAGCAGCGGAGCAAGGACAAAAGCTCATTCGGCTCTTGGATAAACCTACCGTACTTCGCGGCAAGTGATAAGGACAACAAACGTAAACTTGTCAAGGAAGACGGTACACTTGCCTGTCTTGCCGACGCGCTTGATTACTGTGCGAAACGCAAGACAAGTATAAAGCAGCTGCGGCTGAAGATGGAGGAGCTGCCGTTTTATGACGCGCCTCCTTGCCTGCAGTCATTGTATATATCTGGTGTACAGGAATACAGGAATGAGTTCCTGTTTTCTGTCGCTGTATACTGTAAAAACAAGTACGGGGATGACTCATTTGAAGATGAGCTGATGGCAATAAACAATTCCCTTGAGGCGCCTCTTGATGAGAAGGAGGTGCATCAGACAATAATAAAGACAATGAGCAAGAAGACCTATTCCTATAAATGCGGCCTGCCACCGTTATGCGCAGCCTGCAATAAAAAGATTTGTGAGGCCCGTGCCTATGGAAAGGACTCAGGACAGATTCCCTCATTGTCATTCGAGGAGTTCCATCAGTACCTTACAGAGCCACCGTACTATGAATGGATAGTGAATGGACAGGCACTGCGCTTCTATAAAGAAGAAGACATTATTAATCAGACAGCATTCCGCACACTATGTATGCGTAAGCTCCACAAGCTGCCAAAGAAGCTTGCTGACCCTAAGTGGACATCTATTGTAAATAGTGCCCTTGAGAATGTAATTGTACACGAGGCGGACATTGAGAATTCAATGACAACCGGAGGCCTATGGTATAAGTACACCTGCGATTTTTTTACTACAAGAAAACTTGCAGATACAAAATCACAGCTCAAGCTGGGACGTATTTACAAAGACAAGGAGTTGAATAGCTATATATTCCGTGGTACAGACTACATTGAATATATGCTTACAATAAAAGACTTTAAGCGGTACAGTGAGACTGAGATGCAGAACAGCCTTATTGACAGGGGCGCTAAGATTATATCTTATCCTATAGGGGACAAGGAATATAGGGTATGGTCAATGCCTGCAGAGGCAATTGAACAGGAAGAAGATGATATGCAGAGCATAGATATAGATTATCTTGATGAGGAACGGGAGGACGACAGGTTCTAATATGGCCGAGTACAATATAATTTACGGGCCTCCTGGTACAGGGAAGACCACCAGGCTCCTGGAGATTATCGACTTTGAGATGGGCGAGATGAATGTCCCGCCTGACAAGATAGCCTTTGTGACGTTTACAAGGAAAGGCGCCAATGAGGGCATAAACAGGGCGGCGGGAAAGTTTAACCTGCCGCCCGAGGCGTTTCCGTATTTCAAGACGCTGCATTCATTCGCGCACTCTTTTAATAAGAAAAAGATAATGCGTATACGTGATATGTTTGACTTTGCAAGTAAGACAGGGATAAACATAGACGCGAACAGCAATAACTGTGGTGAGGACCAGATTTATATGGACTATATAGAGCTGTACCGGAACAACAGGAACGCGGCGGCCAAGATTCTTCCTGAGCTTGACGGGGACAAGGCGCTATGGATAATGAGGCAGTACCGTAACTATAAAGACACATTCTCAGTTGTAGACTTTACAGATATTATTGAGAACTATGAGGGCCCGGCGCCTGTAGACGTGGCTATTATAGACGAGGCACAGGACCTTACAACATTGCAATGGCAGATGGTTCATAAAGCATTTTCACATTGTAAACGTGTGTATATAGCTGGCGATGATGACCAGGCTATATTTGAGTGGAGCGGCGCGGATGTAAACGCGTTCCTTTCACTCAAAGGGCATACAGAGACCTTGTCAAAGTCTTACCGTCTTCCTGATAACCTTGTGCATTATGCCAGACATATTACTGATAATATCCATAACAGGATTGACAAGGAGTACAGTGGCAACGGGACAAAGGGTATCATAGAAGTTGTGAATAAGCCCAGTGAGATATACCTTGACAGGAATGAGGAGTACCTGCTTTTGTCAAGGAACAAGTACCAGCAGAAATGGTATACAGAATGGCTTGACAAGCTGTGTGTACCATACCTTATAAATGGTGAGCTTGTATACAATGACAAGGACTTAAAGGCCATTACAGAATGGACACGGCTGCAGCGTCAAGGGTCTATGACAAAGCACGATGTGTATATGTTCTCACGTATACTCAAAGGCGACGCAGACCTTTCAAAGCCTTGGTATGAGGTATTTGACTGGACCGATGACAAGATTTTGTATATGCGGGACAGGCTGTCACATAAGCAGGTGATGCAGCCGCCTAAAATAAACATATCTACCATACACCAGGTAAAAGGTGGCGAGGCTGACAATGTTGTAATATTGTCAGATATGTCAAAAAAGTGCAAAGTGCAGTTCGATATTATGCCGGATGCAGAGCACCGGGTATTCTATGTAGGGGCCACAAGGGCCAGGAAGACACTCACACTTGTAAAGCCTATGTCCAGGACAAGCTACAATTGTTTGTGTTAAAATATTCAAAATATAGTAAACTTTATGGGAGTGAAATATGCTTAGGGATTATTAAAAGGTCTTTAAGAACGCATATTTAAGGAGCTTAAAAATGATTATTAATGACAGCTGCAAAGGGCATATTGACGCGGGCACCGCTGTTATGCTTGACAAGGGGCTTGCAGGATTTGACGCCGAGATTACATATAGCTCAGAGTATGACGTATTCTTTATATACACAGACAATATCAAGACTATGTCATATGAAGTACTCGGCAGGCTTGACAGTATTCTTGGGGTAGGGAGATATATACTAAAAAACAATATTGTATCTACCAAAGGCAGGCCGAAGGAGACAAAAGGCAAACCTGTATTATCCCTTGTACCTCGTGGTATAAATGAGTGCATAGCCAGGGTACGGGAGTATGGTAACAAGAAGTATGGCTCGACGGATGGCTGGAAAATGATGTGCCGTCAGGATTACTGGGAGGCGTGCCTGAGACATACCGAGAAGGCCAGGAACAATATCGATTCTGTAGATGAGGAGTCAGGTTTGCCGCATATTTGGCACCTTGCTTGTGACCTTTCGTTCATACTTAGTGGAGAATTGAAATGACAAAGTTTGATTTGAATATGTACTTTATCTTGAACACTGTTAAAATGTTGTCAACCTGTAAAGATAAGCAGGTGGCGGCTATATCTGTATATGACGACAATATAATAGGCCTTTCCTGGAATAAGCCAATTACTTGTAATAGCCTGTGTAACCATACCTGTACAGTAACGCACGCGGAACAGAGCCTCAATATTGTAGAGGGCTGTACTGTATACCTGAACCTTTTTCCTTGCGAGGGCTGCCAGCGCTATATGTCAGACCACGGCGTAAAGCACGTAATTGTATTTGGAAAGCAGCACAAGCCGATTGTCCAGGGACTCTTGTTTGATATAACTCTGTACCCTGATATTGTAAAGTATCTTCCTGTATTCAACGGAAAAGGCAAGCAGAGAATAATCGAGGCGGGTGAATGTGGAGAGCTTATAACGGCCATAGCGGACAGTACAAGGACAGACCGTGAGGAAGGGACACGGGACATTGTGGCAGAGGAGGTCGATGTAATGCTGCAGTTAATGATAAACAGCACCCCGGAGTTTGCGGGTATGTTCAGGGATAAAGTAGAGAAGCTTACAAATAAGTTCCTACCTCCTTCTGATGAGGAGGAGATAGTATGAAAAACAGCAAGGCAGAATGTGTAGTATGTGGTAAGCCATTTGTAAGGGTATACGGTGCAGAGAAGCGCTGCCCTGTATGCAGGAAGCTGCCTTACTATACAAAAAAGAATGTAATGCGTACAGTTAAATGCAGTGTATGTGGAAAAGAGTTCAAGACTGCACTTTACAATAAATTGTACTGTTCTGCGTCATGCCGCTACAAATACCATTACGGTGGTAGTAAAAACATAGATAAGGTCTGTCCTAAGTGCGGCAGGACATTCAGCACTAACAGGAAATGGCAGATATTCTGCTCAAAAGAATGTAGGACCGGAGGTAAGAATGTTTGATTACATGGTTATTGATATTGAGACAAAGGACCCTGACCTTCTTGACAAGGGCCCTGGTGTATTCAGGGATGACGGGTATATTCTTGGTGTAGGTGTGAACGCGCCTTTTATGCACCTGTGCAAATACTTCAACCTGGCGCATCCGGACTGTACAGAGGAGCTGCATGATAGGAATGTAAAGATACTCCGTGAATTGTTTATGAACCCTTGTGCTAAGGTATTTGTAAACGGCCTGTATGACCTAGGCTGGCTTATAAACTGGCGGTACCATTTTGAGATTGCCGGGCGTTATGAGGACATAATAACACGTGAGGCGCTTCTTGACGCGTATGCCCCTAGCTATTCACTGGACTTCATATCAAAGAAGTACGGCAGCAAGGGCAAGCGTGAGGACAGGATAAAGCGTATCTGTGAACAGAACGGGTGGAAGGGGGCCCCGCAGGCCCATCTGTGGAAGATGAACGCGTCAGATATATCAGAGTATATGTCCGGGGACCTTGAGGAGCCTGCATACATATTTGAACAGCAGCAGCCACGTCTTGAGGCTGAGAGCTTGTTAAAGGTCAATGATGTAGAGTGCAGGCTGCTACGTGTTGTGCTTGATATGTCTAAGGAAGGGTTTAAGATAGACAAAAAGAAACGCCAGGAAGTATCTGATATGCTCCACAAAAAATACAGGGAGCTTCTTGTCGGGTTTGAGGAAAAGTACGGTATGCTTGTAAACTTCAACAGCGGCCGTGACCTTGAGGAGCTGTGGCATAAGCTAGCCCTTCCTGTTGAATATACAAGCAAGGGTAACCCCTCTTTTAATAATGCAGCGCTCCTGGCATCCGGCGAGGTAGGGCATGAGATTATACACATTAAGGAGACAAAGACCGTCATGAACAACTTTGTCGACGGCTCACTTGTGGACTTTGTATGTCCTGACGGACGTATACATTGTAACTTCTACCCAGCCAAGAAGGATGACGGCGGCACTATTACAGGTAGGTTCGCCTGCCGCTATCCTAACCTACAGCAGATTCCGGCGAAGAAAGAAAAGTATGGTGATGATATACGCAGTATATTTATCCCTAATGACGGATGCTGGTACGGCGCGCCTGACTTTAAACAGATAGAATACCGTATATTGTCACACTTTGCCACAGGGCCCGGCGCGGATGAAATTAGAAAGGCCTATAACACAGACCCTAAGACTGACTACCATAAGTATGTAATGGACTTGACAGGCCTTGACAGGAAGCATGCTAAGAACCTCAACTTTGGATGCCTTTACGGTATGGGACTTAATACGATGTCAAGCAAGTTCGGTATACCGATGGAAAAATGTAAGGAAATAGCGGACCAGTACTATTCCAATATGTCCTTTGTAAAGCCTACAATGTATGCTGTGCAAAATGTAGCGGCGCGCCGCGGGTATGTTCGTACGATACTTGGACGCAGAGCACGGGTCTCTGACAAAATGAGGGAACAGAATAAGCTTTATCCTATGTTGAACTACCTTATACAAGGTACGGCCGCGGATGTTATGAAGATGGGCATGGTGTTGTGCTATGAGAAAGGCCTGTTTGATATATGCAGATGCCACGTGACAGTACACGATGAGCTTGGTCTGTCTGTACCTAAGACAAGGGAAGGTATGGAGGCGTATATAGAGATACAGAGGACACTTGCCAACGCAATAAAACTTGATGTGCCTTTGTATACTGACCCTGACCTAGGGACAAGCTGGGGCGATGTATCTGAGGAAGGCTATATTGCGGCGTGCAAGGAGGTAGGCATAAATGTTTAACAGCGAGGCTGAGTTCAGGACAGCACTGTGCAAGGCCCTTGATGCAAAAGGGTTCTTCACACAGAAGCTAGAGGTAGAAGGCATGAACGTAGGAGTACCTGACCTGTTTGTAGGTAAGCATTTTATACAAGAGTTCTTTGAGCTGAAGCTTGAGAAGACCCCGGCGCCGAAGAAAGGGAAGCCTGTCAAGGTGCACTGGCGGCCTGGTCAGCAGGCTTGGGCATATAAGTATTTCAAACGTGTAAATAAACCTGTGTTCACTCTGATACAATACAATGACAGGCTGGCAGTGCTGGCAGTGTTCGGAACAATATACAAGGACAATATTGTGGACTGGTGCTTGTTCAGATGGTATGACAATATAGATGACTTTGTATCGCATCTTGCCTATGACATAGACAAGGCCGGGAGTATATTGGAGGCGGTTAAAAAATGATTAACCTGCCTTATGGTGAGGACTGCTGCAGAGGGAGCAAGGAACACAGTGTATGCGGCTTCTATGACAGCGACAATGATTCATGCTGGTACAAAGAAAGCGATATGCACAGTAGGTCATGCAGCCTCTACGAGGCGGATGACAGCTGTATGTTCTGTGGCAGGAGGAAAAGGTTCCTGTGTCCCGAGACCCTGGACTTTATCCCGGCGGGGCAGAAGCGCTGCGCAAACTGCAGTCCGATAGATATTAAAAAGTTTACAAGATAAAAACAGGCTCCCGGGAAAGGAGACAGAATCCCAGGAGCCTGAACACTTATCGTCTAGTCGTGTGAATAGACATAGTATTTTTCAATATATCCTTCCTTTACCGTGACACTGTCAAACAGGGTATCAAAGGACCTTCTTCTGTAATGGTGGCGTCCTGTACGCGGGTTGAAGTACACGGCTATGGAATATTCATTCTTGCCGAGTATTCCGTCTATATTAGACATCTCCCGGCGGAGCCAGTTCCTGCCAGTAAGTTCCCTCAGCAGCCTTGGGTTGTTGTACACATAGAACGAGCTGTCCATACTGTTTGACGCCCTGGCCTTCTTGTACGCGTCAATCAGGTCTACAGGCTTGCCGTTGACCTCCTCGGCTATACTGAGGAGACAAAGGAAGTTGCATCCGGACACGCCACACTCTTTGAGAATATCCTGTATACCTGTATACCTTTCAAATGTGTTCATTTAAGCTCCCAGTATACACAGCCGCCAAGGAAGCCGAGCCCGGTGAACCCGGCGTTGCTAATCACGGAGTATACTTTTTGCCTCCGCAATGAGCTCTGCTGCTCTTTTATTGTTTCTTCTAGCAGATTTATTCGCATCTCTGAGCTCCTTAGCAGCTCTTCTTGCTCCTTGTTTATCTGCTCCAGCTCCTGGATTATCTGCTCCAGCCTTGCCGTTTCTTTTGCTGTTAGTGTTTTTCCAGCAGGCTCTGCGGACGAAAAAGACGCACACAGCGCACAGAGCGGCAATAATGCCGCTAATATAATTGTCAGCCTCCGCATTCATCATTCCCCCCGTTCTTCTTGAGCACAGACCTTATTATCGCCTGGAAGCCCTTGTACACAGTGTCATAGAACAGCGACGCGGCGGACAGCGACAACAGTACCATTATCACAACCGGCGGAAGCTCCTCATAGGCGAACACTACAATAACCGAGACTACAGCCAGGACAATAGTCCAGACCCATCCCTTTATCTTCTTCTCGTTCCTTGTGGTTATATCCCCGTCGTCAATGAAGTTCTTGATTACCTGGGTAAGGCCCACAATACAGATGGCACATACAATAACGCCGCTGAAAATCTCCATACCTTCCTCCTTTAGAATGTAAACTCTTTTGAAGTCTGTACAGGCCAGTCAGTGAAGTTTTTGCCGTCAAAGAAATTGTTATAGACCCGGCATGTAGAGCCCTTTGTGAAGCTTGACAGGTAGTCTATACCTGAGTCTGCCTTAGTAGTGAAGTCATGCGGTGTAAGCGAAGTGCTCGCTTTACTGGCGCTAAATCTTGCTCTACAGACATACGTGGCCTTTTTGCCGGCATCATATAAGAGGGCTATAATAGCCTCACCCTTCATTGTCTCATCGCCTGTGACATCAAGTCTGAGTGTTCCAGGAGGCGGTGAGAAAAGCGACACGTGGTAGTCGCCGGTGCGGCCAAAGTCCTCGTTTATGCCGTCAGGGGCAAGGAACACGGGGTACCTGGCACGGCCCTTGTACAGGCACGGCTTCTTGTTAGCAGCGCACTTGTTCAATGTCGCCGTAAGACCGTCCTTTACAGCTGTAAGGATATTGCCTCCACCGCTGTCCTTTACAATTATCTCTGTGCCCTCCTGGACAGAAGGCACTATGCAGGACTCAATTGTGTTTGTGTCCTTATGGTATATGCTCCTGTAGTGCTTATACTCGTAGCGCTTACTCTGTGGTATTACTTTAGGAAAATTCATATCGTTTGTAATACCGAACGCACCCGGTATTTCCTTGATGTTCCGGTATATACCATAGTAGCTCAGCTCGTTCGGCAGGTCTACATACGACATAGCCGGTACAAGACAGCCGTAGTAGGCCTCAGTTATCGCCTTGTCAGTTTTGTTGTAAAAGCATGACATTCTATTTACCTCCAAGTACAGATATAATGTTGTGTATATTCGCCACGATGGCGCCGAGGACAGCAACAAGGAGATAGTTCCCTACCCTGTTCATTATCCCCTTGGCGCGTTTCCCCTCCGCGCCCTCAAGTGTACTTATGCGCAGCTCAATATCTATATTCTTACTCTTTAAATCAATAAGTGTTTTCTCAAGCTGGTCCTGTTTCAGCTTGATTGCAAGTATGTCTTTGCCCTGCTCAGTGAGCTCATTCATCTTCTTGTCAAGCTTCTCCATTGAGTTTTGTATTCCTATCAGCTGCTGGTTCATCGCCCCGACATTCCTTGCGAGCTCAACGAGCTCATTATTCTCAGCCTTATTCCTCAGCAT